AATATTATAGCGGATGGCCGCCACGTGGGTGAACGAGATAATTAGACAGATAGAGGCTTCTACTATATATTGTACACCAGTCACCAATTGACTAGCGCAGTTTGAGCGAGACCCCAATTGGTGACAACCTCTTATTTACGAGAATGCCATCACTCGCTTATAAAAACGACATTCTTATTCACCGTTTCATATTCCGAACCTCTTATCACTGTTTATCTATAAATATAAGGCACATACTATTAGTCATCGTCATCAATAACTTATACATAGCACTCTTACTTATTATTATTGCACAGCATTTCTGCTATTAAACATATTAAATTGTGCATATCGTTTTCGCTTATTCATTTCAGTTATCGTTTGCGCTGCGCGGCCTTTGTCAAATATAATGAGTTCTCAGTTGGTTGTTCCTCCAAATGCCTTTAATTATGTAGAGTCTCAGCGTGATGAATATCAACTGTCTCATGACCTAACAGAAATTGTCTTGCAATTCCCATCAACAGCGTCTCAAATTAGTGCCAAACTTAGTAGAAGCTGTATGAAGATCGACCATTGCGTTATCGAGTACAGGCAGCAGGTTCCAATTAACGCAACAGGCTCCGTCATAGTAGAAATCCATGACAAAAGAATGACGGATAACGAATCATTGCAAGCGTCATGGACTTTCCCGATTAGATGTAACATAGACTTACATTATTTCTCGTCGTCATTCTTTTCACTTAAAGACCCTATCCCGTGGAAATTGTACTATAGGGTTAGCGATACTAATGTTCATCAAAGGACGCATTTCGCCAAGTTCAAAGGAAAGCTGAAACTATCCACGGCGAAACACTCAGTGGATATCCCTTTCCGGGCCCCAACTGTTAAAATCTTATCGAAGCAATTTTCGGATAAGGATATCGATTTCGCCCATGTGGGTTACGGGACATGGGAAAGAAAACTAGTTCGGTGCGCTTCGACTAGCAAGTTTGGGCTAAACGGCCCAATTGAAATCAAACCCGGAGAGTCATGGGCTTCCCGAAGCACAATTGGTCTCAGCAATTCATATGTGGACTCCGAAAGAGGCAACGATCTACATCCATATAGAGAGCTTAATAGATTGGGCACAACAATATTGGACCCAGGTGAATCAGCATCGATCGTTGCGGCAAACAGGACTCAGTCGAACATTACGTTATCGTTAGCCCAATTAAACGACATAGTTAGGACTACAGTTCAAGAGTGTATTAACACCAATTGTACTCCTTCCGAACCAAAGTCTCTTAAATAAATTATGATTTTCTGGACGTTAATGGTTAGCTATGAAAAATGTTATCACATTTTAATTCAACAATGTAATCTGCAAATTGATCTTTGTATTTATCCCACATAATCTAGATCAAATGATACAAACGTGGATGCCTTAGACACAGTATCCGACATCCAACAATAATAAACTAAAATGGCGTTCTTGCTCATGTTGGCATATACACCATTACATGATTCTCGATCAAGGTCTCTAAAATTAGCCCAGCAATTATAACGCCTACTAGATAACGTTGTCGTCCCATCAATGTCTACCATAGTCGTGTCCTTCTCAACAGACAAGACTCGTTTAACCACATGGCGTATGTAGAAACGATCTTGCAAAGCGGGAGTTATAGCTAGATTGCCATGACTGTGGATCCTAGCACCAAATAACTCATCGAAGGTGTATAGACTACCAGATGAGCTTAAATGTGGTTTTCGATCGACGACAACGACCAACGAAAATACACCTTCAATCTTAGGTGGTTGCCCATTCATATTAACATCGGTGTGAACACGTTCAATCTTAACCGTTCCTTTAAAACGCAGTCGCTTCAATTTAATATATGACCTTGTACGACTTGGTTCCGTCTTACCAAGACTGGGATATGTAATAAATGTGGATATCGCTGTGTTGTGGCCCAATACAAATTCAGGCCCATATTGGTTCTCATGGATCCGATGCGACGACATCTTGCTATCATCTTGGGCCTTGTTTGCATGACCCATTCGACGTTTCCCATCGTTACGCAAATTAACATACGACCTTTTAAACGCCGCATATCGTGGGTAATTACGTCGATAATTGGACGAACCACCACGCCTATTTCTATTGAAATACATGTTTAAAGTTGTTTATTGGCGGCGTACACAATAATAATAACAAACGTCTTATATATAGGAACCTGTTGCATTAATGCGTTATTTTGATTCAACAGGGCATATTTTATTGGTCCACGTTACATATGTTGTACGATTGCATACATGACAAATGCTTGTACAAATGACCCACTTTTCGGGCACGACAAACAATATTTTCATGTGCAATCTAACGGTCGAATTTCAAAATTATTCAACGGTCAAAAACACATCGTACAATTCGACACAGTTCCGCTTATCGTATTTAATTCAACGGTCTCAGATTGAAACACGTGGCGGCCATCCGTTTGCGGAACTCAAAAAATGCGCTCAACTCAATTCGCGGACTTCAAATTCTCGCTAAATTACATTCAGGGGTACACGTGGAGGGCCAGGATTGCGCGAGGGGGGGGGATCGCGCGGCCATCCGGT